ATGAACGTAACCGTAAGTGCTAAAATTTCAGTTGTAACCAAACCCGAGCCAACCCTGTCAAAGGACGGCAAATCAACCTTTTACAAAATTGGCATTATTTCCGGCTCTGAGGTCGGAATGCTCAATTGTTCGGAAGATGTATTTAACAAAGTAGAACCCGGTAAGGAATTTGAAGTCCTCGGGCATTACTCCACCGATTACAAGAGTTTGCGTTTGGTTAACGCATTCCCTGTTAAGTAGTCCCTTTCCCGTCGGGACGTGTCGGTCTAATAGCTAATACGTCCCGATAATCCCATTTGTCCAAACGTCTGGACTGAATATCAGAAACCAAAATCAGAAAGGGAAACTATGAACAATGAAATATTGATTCAAATTATTACATGTTATGGAATAGTAGCAACAGCCGTTATCATCGAACTAGCTACAAGGATAAAAGGTCTTAAATGTGACGTTGAAGGGCTTAGCCATAACATAGCAGTAATGGAAGAAGCTCAAGAATTAAAGGTTAAATATACCGAAGCCCCCGGCTGTGCCGATTGTAACTCTTGTTATGTATGTGAATATTTCGACTTAAAATCGCATGAATGCACCCTGTATGGCACGAATAAAACTTCGCTTGCCCCAAAAAGCCAGAAGCTGAAAGTCTCTGCCTTAAATGCACCGAAGCACCCTGTACCAACTGCCCCGGCTGTGCCAATTGTAACCCCTGTTATGAATGCAATTGCTTTAAATTACCTTGGTAATTGTCAAGTATAAATTCCAGAAAGCGCGTTTTATCGCCTTAAGCTTTCTTTTATGCCTTGACAATCTCGTAACTCAAAAAGACTTGATATCCGTGTATGTAGTACGCACTTTTCTACATACACCTTGACCATAAAAATCGTTTTTGCTTTTATTGTAACACATTAATTGTCCGATTAAACGGACATCAAGAAATGAAAGGAACTAAAATGTATGACGAAGTTACAGAAGTTTTGGAAGTTCATGACAAAGGAGTATTACGTGAAGGATATATTCCGGAAGATAAGGGAATGGAATCAGAGGTAAATAATTATGAAACCGAATCGGAATCAGAGGATGACGGAGACGAAAATCTTGATAATGTACTGGAAGTTATTGAAGAGACTGAAACCAGTAGCACGCTTAAAGAGATTGAAAGTGCAAACATCAGCCTTGATGACCGTATTAGCGCAATTCTGGAAGCTCTTCAATTAAGAAGCAATGAAGAAATGTCTTTAGAAGCTGAAATACTGATAGCACATATGGAAGTCCAGTATGAGCAAAACAGTCAGCTAATAACGATAGGTATAATGAATATCGTTGCCTTGGGATTAATCTTTGGCGCGTTTCTTGTCAAATCATTTATGGAGTGGTTTAGAGCATGACAAATATAAATGAATACTTTGAAATTTTCAACACAGCAGTTATTTATGGCATTGGCTTCAACGCAGGAGTAGGCATATTAGGTTATGTCATATACAGTGCGATTAAAATATTTAAAGAAGCAATAAAGTAAGTCCAAACGTATGGACTAGAAAGGAGTGAAATATGGCAGTATTAACAACCCCTAACTTAGCAGACGGAGTAACCACGGCAGTTACAGAGGGATTAACAGGCGTTGCAACCAGTGCTGGCGGGATTCTTCTCGCTGTAGTAGGCATTGCCATCGGCATTTTTGCTGGTGTATTTATTGCAAAGTTCGGAATGAGACTTTTCAACAAGCTTAAGCCCGCCTAAGAAGTACAATAATAAGGGAGTGGAGACACTCCCTTATTACTTTACTTAATAACATCATTCCAATGTATTATAGCATTGCTCTTTTTCTTTCTTATTCTTGCAATTCGAATTTTATAAGCAATTTTCTTGATAACGCGAGAAGTAAAAACAATGGCATATAGAATAGCCAATAAAAACAGGATATTTGTAATATGGTATGAAGAAAAGTTTTCGACAATGAAATTGATAATATCTTCTATGGAAAAATGAAACATATGTAAAGCCCGCCTTTAAATTTTATATAAATTATAACAGAAAGGAAACAAAAATGAAAGCACTAAAAAAAATACTAGTATTAATGCTTTGCGTTATATTAATTGTCGTTAGTATACCATCACAAAAAGCATACGCAACAGGCGGAATTATTGAAATTCCTGTTGGTATTGCTATATGGAAAATAATTAATGCTGTGATAGTAACTGGTTTATTAGGTGCTGGAATTTACGACGAACTGAATGATAATGAATTTTCGGCAAAAATAACAGATGATTTTGCAAAATGGATAAACGCGCAAAAAGATAGCTTTATGGCAAGTCCGAGATACGACAAAAGCGACCCTATTTTAAGCTTTCTGAATGAAGCAGGAGTGATGCAACCAACATTTGAAACGTGCATAACGGTACAAATACCAAGCGCTAACAATGTAGTAAGCAAAAATAAGAGTGCCATAACCGTTGGAGATTTAATTGATACAATATGCCCATCGGTAATAGCAGGGCATACGGTAATGAAAGCTATTGATACAGAAATACCTGGGTTGCATTTTCAAATAGATGAAGGTTTGATTAGTCTAGTCTCCGACTTCTTCCACTCTGCATCGTTCAATCCAGCAATTAGCCCGGACTTTTCGAATTATTTAGCTAGATTCGAAGCAGAACAAGAAGTCGGCTTTACTGGTTCTTATGACCGTGATTCTGACGGTAGATATTTAGTGAGCGGTAATGTGATTAATTATTATAGCAGTGGTGCTATGGAAAGCATATCATTTTCGGGTTCAGCAGATACGCCGATATATGCTTATTTAAGAACGCGAGCGGGGATAAATGTTGTATATTTTGATTTTAATAACGTTGGCATACAAAGCAATCCGATGAGTTTTTGGAAATTAAATTATGAAAGGGGAAATGATGTTGGAGAGGAAATATCATTTAATTATCATAATGGATTTACCGCTATAGCCGGAACGACAAATCTTGACCAAGCAGTAGCAAATGTTAACGTAAGTGTACCACTATTCAGAAGTTTGGCAGATATGAACAATTATCGTTCAACCGGAAACAAAAACCTGATTCAAAACTATATCCCCCCAAAACCCCAACCCAGAGACTTAGCAAGCAACTTAAATCCCTCATTAAGCCCTTTATCCGGTATAAGTGCATATGGTTATCAAGCGTTTGATAGCTTTATTCAAAATGCGATAAGCGCGAGAGAAACAGGAAGAAAGGCATTTGATGATGCAATAGTAAACAATCCTGCTGTACCGCCATCAGATGCCTTAAAGGATTTTCAGAGAGAATTTACCAGAGATATGGATAAGTCAATAGCTGATACGAGTATACCGGGAACGGTGGTTAATCCGCCTATACCGTGCAATCCGGCTGTGCCCTGCAACCCTGCGGTACCGTGTAATCCTGCATTGCCGGGTGTGTGTAATCCAGCCATACCGTGCAATCCGGCTGTGCCCTGCAATCCTGCGATACCGTGCAATCCTGTTATCCCCGCAACCGGAAACCAGTTAATAGACAGCGTTACCGGACGTGGTTCATCCATATGGACTACGGTTTTTCCGTTCTGTGTACCATTTGACCTGATTTACCTAATATCAGTGCTTAATGCCGAGCCGGAAGCCCCACATTGGATATTGCCATTAAAAGCCCCGGAGTACGGCATAGATTTCGAGATTGATATTGATTTAAAACAGTTTGAAGTAGTGGCGCAAATCTTACGGACGTTGCAAATTATTTCGTTTATATTCGGTCTGATTATGATAACAAGACCCATGATGATTAAGGCTTAAGGGGGTGAAATATGTTAGAAAATATTTTAGGCACTCTAAATAGCGCGATAGATTCGGTATTGGAATTAGCGTTAGGAGTACTGCCCAAAAGCCCTTTTACCGAGCATATAGACAATCTAGCGCGGTTGCCATACTTGGGGCTACTTAACTGGTTTGTCCCGGTCGGTGCATTTCTTGCCATCGGGACATCATGGCTGGTTGCAATCGGCATATTTTACGTAATAAAAATAGTTCTCCGCTGGATAAAAGCGATTTCATAGAAAATAGAAAGGTAAAGACATGATATCACTTTATACGGGTACCCCCGGTTCTGGTAAGTCACTGCACCTAGCCGAGCGTTTATACTGGCGCATTAAAAATAAGCGCGGTCTTGTCATCTGCAACTTTGAAGTTGCCTTAGAAAATATCAAAGGGTATGGCAAGCATAAGTCAGAGTTTTTGCTACTAGACAATGACGAATTAACCGCCGTAAACATTGAAAAAATAGTCTTTGATTACGCAAAGAGACATAACAAGCCTTATGTAAAAGAGGGCGAAATATTACTTGTTATAGACGAATGCCAGCTTATATTTAACTCCCGCGACTGGCAAAGGGGCGACCGTAACGGCTGGTTAAAGTTCTTTACCCAGCATAGGAAGTACGGCATTGATGTTATATTAGTTGCCCAGTTTGACCGCATGATAGACCGCCAAATCCGGTCTTTAGTTGAATACGAATGGATACACCGCAAAGTGTCAAATTTCGGGTTCTGGGGAAAACTTGTCGCATTTATATTTGCTGGCGGAAACCTTTTTACATGTGCTGAAATCTGGTACCCAATGAAGGAAAAAATAAGCGCCTATTACTTTAAGGGTAAACAAAAATACTTCGATATCTATGACACACGAAAGATGTTTGATGGTGCTATGCAATGCGCAGGGGGGATTAAGGGGACCCCCGAAGCGCTGGATAGCACCGCACAAGCAGAGGTCGTTAAGTCTAAAGATTTAGAAAAGCTGGTCTTGCAGATAAAAAAATTTGAAGAAGAAAAAACCGATGAAAGGAAGGAATAAAATGAAACCAAGAGGAAAGAGGACACGACTGCATGTATCACCGATTGAAGCAGAATATACCGAAACGTTCGGCATTATGCCTGATATTCACTATGCAAAACTAAAAAGACAAGGTATCCCGCCGGAAGAGATAGCGAAAACAATCCAAAAAGGCATTGACCAATGTTACGAGCAAATGAGGGAAAAGCATGAGAACAGAGATTTATTAGATTGCCCGTTTTATAAGCCGGGATAAAATCTAAGCCCCTTACTTGACTATAGCAACACTTCTCCCTCACTTTGGGAAATGTTGCCCCAAAAGTCCAAACGTCTGGACTAAAAATAAGACCATGGGAAAATGGAAAGGTAGAAATTGATATGGAATACAACGCTAGATTATATAATTACTCTAGCGGTCAGCACTTAACGTTTTATAAAAAAACCATAACTAAAAATGAAAACGTAAAAAAAGAAAAACCTGAAAAAACATATCAAAAATCAAGGACGAAAGAACAAGAGGAACGCTCAAAAAAATCAAGCATGTCCAGAACCAAAAATAAAATATATCAGATATCACGTTCAAATCATTGGGATTGGTTTATCACGTTAACATTTGACCGCACCAAAACAGATGCTTCGGACTATGAAATAGTAGTAAGGAAGCTTCAAAAGTTTTTGGAAAATATCAGATACAGAAAATGCCCCAACCTTAAATATCTTATCGTGCCGGAACTTCACGCAGACAAAACACATTATCATTTCCACGGATTATTGTCAGACTGTCCCGAACTAAGTTTCATATACAGCGGAAAAGATGATAAGTCAGAAAATCCAATCTACAATATAGCAAACTGGAAGCTTGGGTTCACAACCGCAACAAAAGTCAAAGACAATAACAAAGTATCTGCTTACATCACGAAGTACATAACCAAGGAAAACGGTGAGCATTATCTCAAAGGGAAACGGCGGTACTATTCCAGTAAAAATATTGATGTTGCCGAACCGGAATACTTGGTTATTGATAATGAGGAATTTCAATCAATATATGCTGACCAAATCACCCACATGAAAACTCAAAACATTTCGCAAGCACATCAACAAATAACATACTACGAATTAAAGTATTAGCACAAAACACAAGCCCCGAACGGCGCGTGTTTTAGTAAATTAAGCATAAAAGCAAGCTATTACCAATAAAAGCCATAGTAAAACCCCAAAAGCAAACAATAAAGCCATCTTGTCAAGGTAAGCGTAGCGACTTTACAAGATGGTTTTTGTTTGCAACGCTAAAGATGTAATGATACAATATACCTAGATACATTCCAGGCATCTGGAATGGGGGAAGGGGACAAAAGATGGCACAATTAAAAACACACGAACTATATCAAATTGAAACTTTGTTAAAGGAAAAATTTAAACCAAAGGAAATAGCTAAAAAGCTAAATAAGCATTGGACAACGATTTACAAGGAAATCCGGCGCGGTACTGTCATATTGCGTGATGGTAGTACTTGGCTGGATATCCCGGTCTACTGCGCTGACGTCTCGCAACGAAAGCGCCAAGAATCTGGTGTGAAAAAGGGGCGAAAAGAGAAAATCGGTAACGATATTAAAACGATTCAATATATCGAAAATAAAATACTTAATGAAAAATTCAGCCCTGATGCTATCGCCATGCGGATGAAAAATGATGATAGCATAAAAACCAAACTTTGTACCGGGACAATCTACCGATACATATACACAGGCATGTTTGAAAATCTTGATGAAACACATCTAGCCTATGAGCGGAAGGGATATAAAAAGCCCGAAATGCCCCGGAGAGTGTCCTACAAGATGTTAGGGGCGAAAACCATCGAAGAGCGCCCAAAAGAGGTAAATAAGCGCGAAGAGTACGGTCATTGGGAAATTGATACCGTTGTTTCCGGTAAAGATGAAAGCGGAAAAATGAAAAGCACCGCCTGTATTTTGGTGCTAACAGAACGAGCCAAGCGCGAACAAATCAATCGAAAAATAGCGGATAGAAAAAAGGAAACTGTTTTGAAAGAAATGAGAAAGTTGAAACGTCAATACGGCGCATTAGGGTTTCGTGAAAAGTTCAGAAGCTTCACCGCTGATAATGGTGTAGAATTTAGTGCATATAAGGAAATAGAAAAGCTGGGTACGCAAATATATTTCTGTCATCCCTTTTGCTCAAGCGAGCGCGGAAGCAATGAAGCACAAAACAAGCTTATCCGGCGATGGATTCCAAAGGGCAGTAATATAGATGATTATTCCGATGAGTTTATTAATTGGATAGCTGAATGGATAAATAACTACCCCCGGCGAATGTTCGGCGGTTTAAGCACAAATGAATATAAGGAAATCCACAACACGTCCTAGGTTGTAAGAATCCCAATATTTAATCGAATATAGATCGCATTAAGTGGCAAGTGTGTTTTTCATGCAAATGAAATATGTAAAACTGCACAATTACTCCCCTCGGTTAAGGAATGTCCATTGTGCAGTCTGCTATTTCGTAAAAAGGTTAGACTTTATTGTTGACATTTGCTAAAAAATAATTTTTTTATAACATAAGCTGGGCGCAACAAAATATGTTGCGCCCGATATTCTCTCAACTATCATACATCATAAATTCCCTCGTCATACTCTCAATTTCCGCCCTTGTTGGGTCGGGGCGATGTTTTTCAAAACAACTGTTTAAGTTACCCCACAAATCTATACCTCTGCATTACATAGTTGAACATATCGCCCAAGTTCGCCATTCAGCACCAATTCCGCATACTCGACAGGATTTTCGCCCAACAACTTCTGCAACTGCGCCCGAGTATATTTTCGCCCATTTGAAATTTGTCATTTTCATCTGCCGGATTGATATGCTCCAATACAACCGTTTTCAGGTATTACCTGCAAAATCCCAATATCCCCGCAATAAACCGCCTCATAAATTTTTATCATTTTCAT